GTCGCCGAGCACCTCGCCGAGGGTGGTGTTGCTCCAGCTGCGTTCGTGTTTTGTTGTCAAACTCTTGCGCAGGTCGGCGGATCGAGCGCGAATGGTCAACACGTCCGGGGCGCCGCAGTGTTCGGTTTCGTCGACGGTGTACGTGCCTTTGTCGACTAGCCCTGTATCGCTCCAGCCCAACCACAGACGAATCACCGCTCCGGTGGGCGGGATCGCGAGCAGGCCGTCGTGGTCGCTAAGCGTGATGCTGAGCTGGTCGGCTTCAATACCACGATTGTCGGTGAGGTCCAGGCTCATCAGGCGCGGGCTGATCAAATGGGCGATGTCGTTGCCGTCCACGGTGATGCGGTACGCCGGCACAGGGTAAGCAGCTTCGCGCTGGTAGCGTGAAAGGGCCTTGTCCAGGTAGCCGGTGACGCGGGAGAGGGCCGCGTCGATCACAGCAGTGCCCTCATGATGCTGATGCCCACGCTGGTTCCGGCGCCGATCAAGTCGATGCGGTCGTCATCAATGCGCTTGAGGCTCAACATGAATTCGATACGCCGGGGCGTGCCGTCACGGAAAAATAGAGTCTTGGTTTCGCTAAGGCTTTCGATGATCCATAGGCCGTAGATCCGGCCGCTGCCTTCGACCATGGGCCACGCTTTACCGGTGTTGGCCATCAGACGCAATGCATCGAGGCTGAGCGCGCTGCCGGCCAGTTCCGGCAGGATCAGGCCGGGCAGGGTGATCGAGTCTTCACCACGGCCCAAAAACTGCCGTGCAGGTGCCGCGCCGACACGGTTGCTGCTCGCGTGTCGCCATTCGGTTTGACGTTGCAAGGCCTGATAGGCCGCAGTGGAGAGGCTGAAGACGAACATGCCCAATGCCAGCATCATGTGCATTACTCCAGGTCGGCCAAACGGCTGCGTTGACGGGCTTGTTTCTCGTGGTGGACGCGCATCATCTCGGCGCGTACCGCACGACCAATCGCCAACGGATCCATACCTGGGGCAGGGTGGATGTTGATCTGGTAAGTGTCGTGGCTGTCTTGAATCGATGGTGTGCGCGGTTTGAGGGGAGAACGGCTGTCGACGGTCAGCGAATGGTTTCTCGCGTCCGGCATAAAGCCAATCGCTTTGGTTGCGTCGCTGAGTCGCTGAGTCAACACGCTCAGCACGCCGATCGGTTGACGCTGATGACGCTCCAGTCCTTGAGTGAGGCCAGCCATGGTAAAACCGCCCAACTCGGCAAAGACGCGGGAAGGACTGTTGATACCGAGCTTTTCCTTGAACCAGCCAATGGTCGAGTCGCCGATATCGCCCATGACATTTTTCAGCTCACCGAGGCCAGCCTTCAGCCCTTTCACCAGCCCGTCGATGATCATCCCACCGAACTCGCTAAACCGGCCGGGCAGCTCAATGCCAAGGTATTTCAGGACAGCAGCGAAGGCCTTGTACAGCAAGCCCACGGGGCTGAAGTTGATCAGGGTCTTGAGGATGCCGGTCGTACCACCGTTGAAACCGGCTTTGATCTCTTTCCAGGCATCGGTGAAGTAGAGCTTCACCGCGTCCCAGTTGTCGTAGAGCAGATACGCGGCGCCGGCAAGAGCGGTGATGGCCATCCCGATGGGATTCAACATCAGCGCACGTCCGATAAGCAGCAGCGCCTTGCCCACAAAGGGCAATACCTTGCGACCAAGACTCCACAACAGGCTGATCAGGCTCGGCAGGCGAATCCCCATGCTCAGGAGCATGAGCCGCAACGCCACGAAGGGCAGCATGACACCGGCAACCGTCACCATCAGACCGCCGATTACCATCGCTAAACCCGCGATGATTGCTGAGGTTTTGACAATGGCGGCCGCCAATTCTGGATGTTCGGCGACCCAGCTTTTCACACCGCGAATAACCTCTGTGAGCGATTGGATCAGCGACCGTAAAGGCCCATCCTGCTGATCCTGTAATTCAATGCCCAGATCCTGCCAGGCACTGCCTAACGTGATCAGGTCACCTCTCAAATTATCAGCCATGATTTTGGCGGTGTGAGCGGCTTCCCCTTGGCTTTCGCGCAGGCTGGCAATCAGTTTTTGCAGCTCGCCATTGCCGGCCTGGTCCACCAATTGGGCCATGCCTTTGACGGCTTCTTCACCGGCAATAGCCTTGAACAACCCACCTTTTTTCGCGGTGCCCAAGTGTTGGGTTTTGTCGTGGATCTCTTTGAGGATGTCCGGCATTTTCCGCAGGTTGCCGTGCGCGTCGGCGGTTCGGATCTGCAGTTGCGCAAGTGCTTTTTCAGCGGCTTTCGGTGGTGACGCCAGGCGGTTCATGATCGAACTCAGCGCCGTGCCGCCCATGCTGCCTTGCAGCCCGGCATCACCCAATTTACCGGCCATTGCGGCGGCGGTTTCCAGTTCGACGCCGTAGGTCTTGGCCATCGGCGCGGCGTATTTCATGGTCTCGCCGAGCATCTGCAAATTGGTGTTGGAACGGGTAAACGTGCCGACGAGTACGTCGCCCAGTTTGCTCATGTGCTCGGCCTTCATGCCGAGTCCGGAGAGGATGTTTGAAGCGATATCGGCGGTCTGGGCCAACTCGGTGCCGCCAGCGGAGGCGAGGTCGAGCATGCCAGGCATGGCGGCTCTGATGGCTTTAGGCTGGAAGCCGGCCATGCCCAGAAAACCCTGAGCATCGGCGGCTTGGCCGGCAGTGAATTGTGTGGAGCTGCCCAACCCACGCGCCTGCTTGCGCAGATCCGATAGCTCAACAGCGTTTTGATCGAGGCGGGTGATCGCTTGTACTTTGCTCATGCTGGCGTCGAATTCAATGCCGGGCATGATCATCTTGGCGCCCGCATACAGCGCTGTTCCTCCGCTAGCAGCGGCGGTGGCGCCTTTACCAGCCATTAAGGTGGCGACATCTCGTTGATTTTGTAGTGCGGTGCGTGCCGCTGTAAGCCTTCGCTGTTGAGCCGCCAATGCCGCCAAACGTCGGGTCTGCTCCGCGATGCTTTGATTGGCCGCATCGGTTTGCTCACGCAGACGGCGTTCGTGCTGACTGAGGTTTTGGGTACTAAGGCCCGCGTCGTGCAGGCGAGTACGAAGGCGCTGTAACTGCCCGCTGCTTTGCTCGTGTTGCTGCTTGAGCTTTTGCGCTTCACGTATCGCCCTGCGTAGGTCTTGCGTCATCGCCTTGGTCGGCGCGGCAGTGGCGACGATTTGCTGACTCAGCGTTTTGACTTTGTCGCGTGCAGCACTCAGCGCCTGCGCCGTAGTCTCGGCGGCCGCGCGTTGCGAGCGCCAGGCGCTCACATCTTTTTGCTGTGAGTTGAGTGCCTTGAGCTTTTCGCGGGCCTCCTTCAAGGCACGGGCTGCGCCGATGCCGCTGTTGTTGATCGCCCTCAATGGGCGGGTGGCTTGATCGATGGCACTCAGCAATACCCGCAGCTTCAGATCATTCGCCATCGACAGCACTCCTCAACCTGGCGCGCTCGCGCCATTCCATCAGCTCCTGCAGGCTCAGCGAATCCATGTCCGTTGGTGCCCAATGAAAAACCACCGCCAAGTCAGCCATGGCGTCCTCTACGCAACGAGGCAGACATCCGTCTTCGCCGACTTCTGCAACAAAAAAGCGGAAATCTTGCTACCACAGGCCAGCAGATCCGCCGGGTCCATGCCGGCGGCTTCCGGCGTGGTAATGCTCGGCGACGTGATGCGCGGCAAGATCTTGATCAGGGTGGCCACGTCCATGTTCAGCAACTCGATCAACTGCACGCCGCGCAGTTCGCCCGATTGGGGTTTGCGCAGGGTGAGCGCATCGATAGTGGTTTTACCGCGAGTGATGGGCGTGTCGAGAGTGACGCGGTTGTCCTCGACAGTAGGATTGGTTACCTGTGTTTCAGTACTGTGCATAGCGAGTGTCCAATGGGGTGGGGAAGGTCATAGGCCGATCGCGGCGCGCTGCTTTTCGAGCAGGTCGACGCCGTTCACGTTCTCGATGAAATTGAGCAGATCGATCTCGATGATGTCTTCGTTATCGACGATGAGCTTGTAGTAGGAACAGGTGGTGGTGATGCTGTGTTCAGTGTCTTCGCCGGGCTGGGCATCGCCCATTTCGATGGTCTCGTGACGACCGCGCATGACCAGTTCCACGGCGCTGACGTCGCCCGTGTCGTCTCGCTGAAAGGCGCCGGAGAATCGCAGCGCCACACCCGAAGCGTTCACCGCGCCGAACTGTCGCAGCGCGATCAGATCCAGTCCGCCGGTCTTCCATTCGAACTGGATGCCGTCATCGGAGAACCCCAGGTCAGCTTTGACCGGGCCGTTCATGCCACCGCCGCGATAACTTTCCATTTTTCGTCCGAGCGGGGGCAGGGTGACGGACTTGACAACGCCGACGTAGCTGTTGGCATCGTTGAACAGGTTGAGGTTTTTCAGTTTGCGCGGCAGGGCCATGGCGCCGTTCTCCGGTTAGCGGTTGATCTGGCTGGCGAAATTGATGAGGTAGCGGTCGGTGATGCGTTGGCGCAGGGTCAGGTCTTCCAGCGGCGGGATCGGTGTGTAGTCGTAATCCAGCCAGAGTTTGCCGGCTTTGAGCGTGTCTTTGGTGTTGATGTCTTCGGGGTACCAGCAGCCTCCGCCGACCAGATAACCGCCAGCGACTTTGGTGCGAAACTCGGCGTTTACCGACTCGATCATGTCGCGCACCAATGAGGCGTGCAGCGGCTTGTCCATCGCCCACATCTGCGCGCCGGCCATGGTGTCGGCCAGTACTTGCGCGGAGCGGGTGTAACTCTCGAAAGCGAACAGCGGGTCGTCGCTGCAGGTGCGGCTGCCCCAGAAGCGAAAACCGCCCTCATTGATCAGCGTGGTGACGTCTTGACCGTTGAGGTAGTTGGCGTCGGTGGCCGGGTTTTGCAGGTCCCAGAACACATCGGCGTTGATGCCGCTGACACCGTTGACTGTCACGTTGGACAGGGTTTTGTGCCAGCCCACTTGCTGATCGATTTTGGCGCGCACGCCCAGTGCGTTGGCCACGGCGCTGGCAGTGGCGGTCTTGTTGGTGACTGTGCTCCAGGTCTGAAAGTCGGGCCAGATGACCATCACTTCCCGAGCGCCGAAGTTGCGACGGTAGGCGACGGCCTCTTCTTTGATCTGGCAGCCCCAGGCGCTGACATAAGCGAATGCGCGCAGTTGTTGAGCGAGCGATGTGAGGGCGGTGGCCACGGGCAAAGAGTCGAGCCCAGGCACGCCCAGAATGCGCGGTACCAATCCTAGTCGAGACTTGGCGGCCAGCAATGCTTTCATACCGGTGTATTTGCCGGTTTCGGTGGTGGTGCCGATCAACGCGCTGGCGGTCTCCGCTTCGTCCTGGCCTTCCTTCACGCGCACCACAATGACGTAGGGTTTGGACTGGTTGGCGATGGCTTGCAGGCTGACCGCCAGCGTGCCTTTTTCACCGGCCTTGCCAATGGCGCTCTGTACGCTGCTGATCAGCACGGGTGTATCCAGTGGGAAGGTCGATGCATCGGCGTCATCGGCGGTGCAAACCATGCCGATTACGGCGGTGGGGATCGTGCGGATTGGGCGCGAGCCATCGTTAAGTTCGATGACTCGGACGCCGTGAAGATAATCGGACATGGAAGCGGCCTGTGCATTGATCGTGAAGTCGATGCACAGGTTGCCGATGGAGGATGATGACGTCGCGGGGTGGATGTTGTAGGAGGCTGGGTTACAACCCGGTAGGGTCTGGAGGTGCTGGCCAATCGATGATGTCGGGGAACTGCTCCTGCTGTTCAATGCGGTTGAGATCTACGCTGTAGCGCATCCAGCCCAGTAACAACGTCAGCTCTTGAGGTGTTGCAGTACCCAACTTCTCCGCGTACTGAAGCGGTGCGATGCGCAACTGCGCGTTACGCAGCAGGTCGTCGCGATGCTGTAGAGCCTGAGCGCTTTGAGTTGCACGCAGGGCCGATTCGTCGAGCGTCCATTGTTCGTTGATCCATCGGAAGTGTTCGCCTGGCCATAATTGGGTGGTTAAAGCTTCCGGCAGCTCGCCTAATTGTTGCCACGATTGGCTCGCACCATCTGCCTTCTGGAAAACTGTTCCTCGCAAATCGCGTACCTGCCGGACTTCTCCATCGAGCAGTGCCCACGTTGTACCTGGCTCTGTCGGCGTGAGCTCTTCAGGTACCTGCACGGCGTTGCCGGGAAGCTGGGGGCCGAAACCGGGAATATCCGGGAACGTCACCGGGCCGGCCAGCGCCCCGGCGTCATCAATCAAATAGGTAATCATCCAGACCTCAGATCAGTTTAATTCGGGCGGGGTAGGCGATATTGCGTGGGCGAGTTTCGTCGTTACCCATCCGCCCGATTAACGGCGGCGATGTGTTGTAGGCCACTACGTGGTTGATTTGAGCAACAGAAGTTGATGCAGCAGAAAGAAGCGCTACGCGGTCACCCTTGCCGGAGCCGAAAGAAACAGGGTGGGTGTGACGCTCAAACGTGTCGGGTGTCCATGAACCGGCGATCCGCCCGAGAACTTGCCACTCACCGGCGCCGTCCGTCTGCGACTCATTCGAGGCAACAATCTCTGACTCTCCGACGGAAATAATGGTGGTGCCTTTTGGAAAATCGCCGCCCTCCAACATCATGCCGATCTTGACGCGCATGCGGCCGCGGATATCGCTGATAACCGGACTTCCTCGCGTTGTGGTACCTGTCAGAGTCGATTTATCGACGCGCCGGTCTTCATCAAGCACCCTGAAAAACTCGCCTCTTGCCTCGGGTAGCCGAAACGTCGTTTTGTGATCGCCGATCGTCCATGCACCTTCCAGGTAACTATGTTTTTCCGGATAGAGCATCCCCGATTGTTGAGCGTGATCCCACAACCATGGCCACTCATTTCTGTCGAGTAATTGTCCGCTCATGGCGCCGTAACCACCGGGGCTGAACACGGTGGTGGTTTCGAAAACCGGTCGCCCCAATGTTGTGCTGTCGAAACGGCCTAATGGCCACCAACTCCCGGCACCGTCACTGCGCAAATGCCACCAATCACCAGCGCCCATCAGCACGAGAAACGGATAACCCGCTGGGTTCAAGTGCGTATGAAACATGAGTGTGTCTTTGCCATGTGCCTTGATGACCAGGCGATTGATGCTGTTGTCTTTGCGGTGAACAATCACGTCCCGTGTGCCGAGTCGGGTATCAGCTGCTGGCAGCTGGATGTTCAAGGCGCGGGTACTGGCGTCTATCAGGACGATGCCCATCTCTTGGGGTTTCAACGTTCGGGATGACGATACGTTGGTGAAAGCTGAGCGCGCGATGAGGGAGCGATCCACATAGTCTCGGGTCGCCAGAACCACCGCCGGATCAATCTTGAGCTGAATGTTGGCGGTGCCATTGGTGATGATGTGCATCCGCACCACCTGGTTACGCCCCGACCCTTGCGCAAGCAGTGGCTTGTAGCTGGGTGGCAGATTTGCAACCGCACAAAACACACCGTCGCTGTCTTCCAGTGCCAGCTCCCTCATCCACCAGCCACCCACTTCCGGGGGGAGTACCACTTCGGCGATCAGAACGTTTGGATCGGTAGGGGACGTGTGCAGCTGGTTGAGGGGTGCGCGATGAACCTGATTGATCAGTTGAGTCTGTGAGGCATCAGGTGTGGGGGCGACGCCGTTGGCATCGCCGATCAGCATGTGGCTCGGCTGCCAGGGAATGCCGAGGGCGTCGCAGTTGGTTTTCTTGGCGGCGCCCAGCGTGGTTAGCAGGCCGCCGAAAATAGAGTTCTGATCAACCATTGAGGTAAACATCCAGTTCGTCGAGGGTGTAAAGGCTTAAGCCGCTGTAGCCCCGGACTGATACGTCGATATCCGGGTTATTCCACGGATACACGTTGATTTCGTCGCCGTCGTAAACGGCGCATCCAACGAACGTGTCGAGTCGGGATTCCAGAATGATGTCGAGGCCCGTCAGATGGCGGGTGAGGGGTTTGGCGTCATCAATCATCCAGACCAGTTCCTGGTACATGGCTTCGGTGATGCCAGAGTCAAGGACGCCGATGCGTAAGGTGAAGGTGCCAGGTGTCCCGAGTGGCATGGACTGCCACCATTCGGCGATTTCGATCAGGTAGCCCAGCGGTTCGACTACACGGCGCAAGGCGCCGATGGTGCCCTTGTGCGAGTGGACGTAGTACGCCGCGCGGCAGGCTGCGCGCTTGGCTGGCTCCGGCCATTTGCTGTCCCAGCGATCTACCGAGAACGCCCAGGCGAGGTACGGCAGCAAGGGCAGGGGGCATTTGTCCGGGTTGTAGAGCGTTCTCAAGGGAATGGGCACGCGTTGGATTTGTGCCAGCGCTTGAGCCGCTTGGCGCTCCAGTGGTGTCGAGTTATTGGGTAGCAGCGGTTGATAGCTCATCATTCGAAGCCCAGCGCCAGTTCGACATGCGTGCAGTAAGGCGCCTGGTACTTGGTGGCGACGATGTCGACCCAGTCCTTCAGCATGACTTTACGCACCCCCTCCACGTGCAGCGCGGCGTGGACGATGGATTCGGACACCTCCAGCGCCAAGCGACGGCGCTGATGGACGAATTGCAGCAGCCGCGCTTGGGCGGCAGCCAGGATCAGTTCGGTTTCGGGTCCGTTGGTCAGCGGGTAGAGCTTGGCTTTGACTTGATAGGTGAGGATCTGCGCACCCTGCACGGTCAGGCGATCTGCGAGTGGCCGGCGGTCGTCGTCGCTGAGGTAGGTTTTGACCTTGTCGAGCAGTGCCTGTGACGCGGTACCGTCGCCCAGCACGGATTGCACGGTGACCACGGCTTCGGCCGGGGCCGGGCTTTCGGCGGTGGCGTCGGCGACCTGGCCGTCTGCGGACCGGGCGTGGAAGATGTAGCTGTTGCGCGGGCCGGCGGTGCTGAGGCCTTCCCATGCCATCTGTGCGCGCTCGCGCAGGCTGTCGTCACTTTCCATCAGTTTGGCCAGCGGCGGCACGGTTGTCGAGTTCGCGGCCTGAATGACCAGTCGCTTGACGTTGAAGTTAGCGGCGAGCTGATCGAGGTCGGTGCCCTTGGCCAAGGCGAGCATGTTGGCGACTGAGGCTTCGTTGACCCGCTGCCGCCAGATGATTTCGCGGTAAGCGTTTTCCTCGAGCAGTTTGGTCAGCGGCTCCGACTCCATGTTGAGGCGTGCAGCGATCTCGGCTTGTTCCTCCACAGGCCAAAGACTAATGGCGTAGGCTTTACGCTCGGCGAGAATCTGCTCATAGTCGATCTGTTCGACGATCTGCGGTGCCGGCAGTTGGCCGAGGTCGATGGCCACAAAAGTGTTCATACGCTGCCTCCCAATTGCAGCGGCACGCTGAGGCTCAGCGGCTGATTGCTGTCGACCAGGGTGCCCTCCAGATCCAGCGACGACTGTCCTTGAAGGTTCGCACCGACGAACTGCACACGGCTGAGGTTGATGCGGGTTTCCCAACGCATCAGGGCCATGACGGTGGCGGCGTACACCTGCAGGCGGGTGAAGTCGTTGAACGGTTGATCGACCAGCTCGGTCAGCAGGCTGCCGTATTCGCGGCGCATGATGCGGGTACCGATTCGGGTGGTGAGTATGTCGGTGATGGACTGGGCAATGTGTTCGGCCAAGCCGAGGGCTGCGCCGGTTTCTCGGTTCATTCCGGTTGCCCCGTTTTCGCACCGCCGGGCATGACGCCGCCGTGCGGGTGGTTGACCAGGCTGATGTTGGCTGCGACGACGTCCTCGGATACGGTGACCTTTCCGGTGATGTTCTGGTTGCCGGTTTGGGTGTAGTCGCCTTCGTGGGTGATTGGGCCGACGATGTGGATGCCGCCTGTACAGGTCAGGTTGGTGGTGCCACCTTCGGCCAGGTTGACGTTGAGGTGGTGTGCGAGGCTGTCGTAATCGATGAGGGTGCCGTCGCGGTAGGTGGTTCGGTGCAGGCCTTCGCGGTCGCCGTTGGCTGGGATGTGGTCGCTGAATAGGCCAGTGAGGACTATCCCGTTGCCGAGTTGACCGGATGGGCTGAAGAGGATTACTTGTTCGCCCTTGGTCGGCGGGTTCCATTCGCGGTCGGCGCCGGCTCGAGTAGCGATCCATGGGAGCCAGGCGGTTGTGAGTGATCCGGTTTTCACCTGCACGCGCGGGGGCTTCATCTGGACGGCAGCTATGGTGCCGAGGCGGATGAGGTTTTCGATAAGGCGGGCGAGGGTGGTTAGGTTGTTCATGGCGCCAATTTTGGCGCCATGCGTTGATAGATGCAGTCCCGTAGGTTTGTATCTGTTGGATCTACAGTATCTATGTAGGGTTCCGTTCGTTTAACGTGGCAGCGACAGTAAAAATTTATCAGTCAAGTCAAATAGAAGGTCTGTTGGGTCGCTTCCGTTTTCTTTCATGTGAAGCATTTTACAAATTTCTTTGTCTTTTAAGATTAGTATCAGTTTTCCAGACTCACGCATTGCCCCTTGAGCCATTTTTGTCGCACTGTCGTGTGCGCCTTTTCTGGTGATCATTATCGCTACACGTCTTAAGGCTTTTTCTAATAAATATTTCTCTGTCGTGAGCACTTGGCCCTGTTTGATAGGTTCTTTGTAGTTTTTAAATTCGAAAATTATATACCTGCTATGCATTTGTTGAAGGACGAAATTCCAGAATTCAGTAGAGGGTTTAATGCGGCAGACATAATCAAATCGATTAAGCTCGTCATCTGTTCTTTTTTGTTTGCTCCAGCCGGCTAAGTGGTCGTTAAAAAGATACTTAAGTATTTCTTCGCATAATTTTTCAAATTGGCTCCAGTCGGAGTTTCCAGGAGGAAGATTATGCAGCTCCCTGCAGAGTCTAGATCCTGTGTCATCTAAAGGCTCTATTGGTTTTGGGTTCGAAGGTGGAGGTGTCAGAAGTTCCGCTATATCTTCGACATTAGTCTTGAGTTCAGCTGATCTATCATCGGTGTTTTTTTGATCAGCACTTGAGTTGTAGAACTCTTCAATTGAGACTGAAAGATTGTTGCTGTCTATTTCTAATAGAGCATATAGCTCCTCAGTAAGAACTGGTGATGAGGATGCGAAATCTAGGAGTAACTGACGATCGACGATAGTTATATCGTATGTTCTTTCAAGCTGTGTTTTTTGCTCGCTTGTAAGGGCGCAGGACGCTATTAACATACCTTTAATGTCAGTGTTTTTGGTTCGTGCAAATTGGATTTGTCGTGCTGCAGTACTGAGTAGTTTTAATTGTGCTCTTGGTGTTTTGTAGAATTTTGTCTCTACTGCCCAAGTTTTATTGTTCTTTTTTATTAGTAGATCAATATAATCTAAGTTGGACTTGACTATCGTAAATCCCAGGTTTCTTAATATTTTTTCAACGAGTTTTTCGAAATTTCTTCCTGATATACTGGTTTCTTCCATGCTACTCACCATTATTTTAATTGCTAGAGGAGGTTTTATAAATTGTCTTGTGGTCAGATGAAAAGGAGCTACTTTGTCAGATGGCTTAGTAAGTTGTTTTTAATCAAATCAATGTCCGCGTCAGTAAATCCCAGTAATTTGCGTTGATCGTAGGCAATATTTGGTGCCCCGCGCGCAGCGCGATCTTTCAAACCATATTGATGCACCTTTGAGATCTTCGCAATCCTCCCTACAAATCCGACACTGATAGCACCCCCCTCGCCCTGTATCTTCAGAAAGCTAGTTGTGCGCAGCTTCTGAAACATCCTCACCTTCCGCTTGACCCGGTCCGGCTTATCGCGAAGGTTGCGCTTCTTGCGTGGCACATACTTGCTACCGTCAGGGTTCTGCTGGGCAATGATTCGCTGCTGTTGGCTACGACGCAAAGCTTGGCCGAGACCGCGGGTGAGGTTGTTACGCGACACCGGCTCAAGCTGTGCAAGTAACCCCGCCGCCCACTCCTCCAACGCTTCCAGTCGGTTGGTCATCGCGGGAGTACCCATTCGCTGCCAGTGCCCTGAGTCCCTAGTACCCAGCTCGGATCGCTGAAGTTAGCTACCTTTTGCGGTTCGCTTGAGTGGTGGGTTGTGTAATTGCCTTGGTCGTCTTTACCCACTACTACACGTTCGGTCAGACATAGGGTCAGGCTCAAATCGACTCTACTGTTGTCGAGGATATCGACTTCGAATTGGATGCCTTCAGTGGCGCTGCTTAGGTTTTCCAGTATTTCTGGCTGATGGGCACCTAGCCAATCGAGCAGAGGTAGTATTACGCTATCAGGGTGGCTAGCAAAGTTCGTGAGGATAATTTGGAGGTTGAATATATATTCGAAGGACATTGTTCGCGCGGAAGTGCATCGAACTTTACCGTTGTTGATGAAAATAAGGAGTCGTTCCGGCGAATGCTTGAGTTCGTATATACTTGTTAAGAGATGAGCGCGAAGGGCAGAAGGTTTGTTCATGTTAAATGCTCGATAATATATAGGATCTGAGTGCTGCCTGGTTTGATTCGACTGGTGTAGTGATACCAAGTCACTCTGGGTTTTATTTTATAGCGAGATATGTGTTTGAGGTTTCAGGTGCAGAATAGATATTATGAGCCTGTAGGGAGAAATAGTAATTCGTTTCGCGTGTAAGGCGGCGCAGTACAAAATTTTAATTTTGAGTTGAAAGTTTGTTTTGGGTTTTTATTGTACTTGGACTAAGGAGGCGGCGAAGTGAGCGAGAAGGAAAAAGATGTGTGGATGATTCCTGAAGACTATTTTAGACAGAAGTTTAACCATCCAGTAAATATACTGACAGGGGTTAATGGTAGCGGTAAAAGTTACTATCTGAATACTTTGGCTCGAAGCTATTTAGGTTACGGTTGTGAAGTTATAGCTGTCGCGACATCCGTTTACGATAAGTTTGACTGCAGGTCAAGAAGATTTCATTTTTTAGGGGGTAGGTCAGGTAGAAATATTGTTGTAAAGACTGTGAAGGAAGCTTTGGTTCGCGCCTTTGGAGAAAAAAGTAACAGCATATCGCACTTGTTAAAAGTTCTTAAGTACACCAGATTTGGTGCCGAAATCAGAGTGCAATTAGACGGCTTTAATTATGAGGGTCTTTTATCGGCGAAGAAAGGGGAGCATTCAAGTGGCATCTATCAAGCGTTGTCTTTTTTGAGTTTCTACTTTGATGAACTGAAGAGTCCTGATGTTGTTGTTGTGGACTTAGAAAAGTTTTCTCCCGAGTCGAGCTTGTATAAAGGGCTTGGAGAGGTGATAGCTAACGAATCAATCCTTAAAAAAATGAAGGTAATTAAGGGTGTGGGGTTGGAGTTGGACAGGAATAGCCAAATAATTCCGCTGTCGGATGCAAGCTCAGGGGAGTTAATGATTCTCTCAACATTGATGCATATTTCCAGCTATATAGATTCTAATTCTATAATTTTGATTGATGAACCTGAGAATAGTCTGCATCCTCGATGGCAGCAGCAATATGTGGAAAATATACTGGATTTGTTTTCGTATTATCAGCCTAAATTAATCATTGCTACTCACTCACCCTTGATAATTCCACTGGAGGCAGAAGGGGCTGGTATTTATGAAATTTATGATGGTATCGCCTACAAAATCGATCAGCCTTCTAATAATAATGAAGAAGTGCTGGCCGATGTTTTTGGTGTTGTTACTCCAGAAAATAGATTTCTATCAGATGAAATGGTGCGTTTGCTAAATCGTCTGGATGAAGACAGTTTGCAGGTTCAAGAAGCTTTGGATGTCGTTAATAACTATCGGCGAAAGTCTATGGATGAAAAAGTGCTAGCTTTTTTAGATGGCGTTGAGGCGCTGATATTGCAGACTAAGGTGGGCTAATAATTATGCCCAATCGACCGAGATTCTCAGCTGGCGAAATCGCTTCGATGCGTGATGCATCACGTATAGGGCATACTGCGTGGGATAACAATCCTAGACTCGATAGCTTAAAGCAGAAATTAAAGGAATTTGGCAAACTCAAAACTTCCCATCATTGTTGTTACTGTATGAGGGATCTATATGGTGAATTTAATATGGTGCTTGATATAGAGCATATATTGCCTAAGTCTAAGTTCCCTAAGTTTATGTTTACGGGAAGAAATTTAGCAGTTTCGTGCAAGCGTTGTAATATGTTTATTAAAAAATCGAGGATTGACTTTTTGGTTCCTCCTCTGGTTGTTGGGCGAGAAAGAGTTTTCAAGTCGAGATACTATCAGTTTATTCATCCTAATCTAGATAACTATGAGGCACATCTGCTGCGAAGTGCTGTTCACGCTGGAAGAAAAGTTATAGTCAAGTATAGAGTTGTCAGCGGTAGCGCAAAAGGACGATTCACATATGATTATTTTAAACTTGAGTATTTAGAGCGTAATAGTTTTGATAGTGCTCAGGGAGGGAGAGGAAGGCCGGAGATTAGAAATGCAATTATCGAATCGGATTTCAATGCTCTTGTTGAATCCATGCTTTACGGAAGATAAGGATGTTTAAATCCAGAGGAAAACAGTTAGCAAGCGTTGTTCTATCATAATGCTTTCGGGCATTTTTATTAGAAGCTCTTTAGGCAAAATCGAACCGTGGTCAGCCAATCCTGGGTTGGCTTCGAGCACCGCCTCAGTCACACCAGCGGTGCGACCGTAATGACGCCAGCAAAGCGCGTCGACGGTGTCATTCTGCTGGGTGCGTATGCTGACGGTCATCAGATCAACTCAACTGTGGTGCGGCCAATACCGAGGAAGTCGCGTACAGCCCATCGTTGGTCGCGGCGCAGTTCGTCGATGCTTGGGGTCAGTTCGTCGGCGTTCTGGTTGCCACTGTTGGTGCTGTCGTAGGAGCGGTAACGTTCGCAGATCTCCGCGCCGGTCGCGGCGTAGATCGCTCTTTGGTAGAGGTGAACGAGTTCAGATTTATCCTCGATTTGCTCGGCCGGGACGTCCGCAAGAGTGGCGTAGCCTTCGGACTGTTTGGCGCGGCGCCAGGTAGCGAACTCGCGGTTGACGCTGATGGCTGCAGCGATGGTCGCGGCTTCCAATCGGATAGGTGTGACGCTGGCGTCGATGCGCAAGGTGCCGCGCACGTCATCCAAATCAATCGGAGGCCAGAAAGGATCGGTGTTGATGTGGCCACCGTGGGCCTTGGTGCCGTTACCGCTCGCTACGAATCCGCTCATGAATCTGCGCTCTGTTGTAAGTCGCCGGTGGTCGGGGCTTCACGTTCAGGAGGGGAGTCCTGGCCGATCCGCCCCGAGCCGGCGGGGTGCGTGGGGACGCTCGGGTTGCTGTCCTGATTCAATGACCAGAGCCAGCCAGTTTGTTGAGCAGGCGTTCGGCCCGCTCCAGATCCTTTTTGCCACCGCAGGCGTCGTGCAGGTCGATGGCTTTCTTCAGCAGGTCGATGCCGGCTGGCACTTGACCGGGTTGGCCGGGGCTCTCGTCTGTGATGCTTTCCAGCGTTGCGCGGCCCATGGCCAGGAACAGCTTGGCGCGGGCTTGATCCGGCATGTCTTCGGTGTCGGTCAATTCGGCAGCGCGTTGCAGGAAGGCCAGGTCGAACGGCTCTCCGACCTTTTGCGCCTTGAGGGCAACGGTGGCGATTTCTTCCGCCACCAGGCAACCGGTTGTGCGCTCGAACCGGTCAGGCATGATCAGTTTGTATTTCAGGACGTAGTCGGCAATGTCCAGAGCGCCGCTATAGTCTTCCGCATCTATGCGCCAGACCATGATGGTCGTCATCACGTCGTCTTGTGCACCTTGGCCACGCTCCAGCACGCCCTGCACATAGGGGATGTACTCGGGCAGTAACTGGCGTTTGAGCTCGGCTTTACCCTGGTTCGATTGCACCTGCTTCAGGCGTAGTCGGTCTTGCAGCAGTTGGTTGAGCTGATGCTCGTAAGCGGTGGCGCCGGCCATGGTTTGAGTGGGACTGGCCGCTGCCGCTTCGATGGCCGCATTGACGCGCACAAAGTGGCGTCGGCATGGATTGGTCATGGTGTTGGCCTCAACTCAAGGTGATGTTTTCGGCCATGGCTGCGCAGCCCAGATCTTCAATCACGTAGCTTTCGTTAACTGACTCATAGTTCTCGATGCGGTCGCGTTTTGCGTTGTCGACGACGGTGCGGCGGCGGGTGCCTTCCTGCCAGTAGATCGACAGGTTGTCGAGGCGAGTGACCATCAGGCTGTTCGGTGGGAAGTGCGGCACACGCACAGCTGGCAGGTTGCCCAGACGTTTCTGGCTGGTGACGATGTCAGCGGCCAGCATTTCGGTCGGCGCCTGTGTTTTGTTGATGATCGGGAAGTATTTATCGGCCAGTAGTTGCCGACCACAGATGACGACCAGGTCGGTGTCTTCTTGATACCAGGGATCGATGAACTCGTTGACCATGCTGACAATCAGGGCGTCGATGTTTTCGAAGTCCTTGCCGGCGCCGATTTCGATTTTGCCGCTGTCCGCCACGACCTCGGCCATAACGCGAGCTTCGTTTTCGGTGCGCATTTTTTGCAACCAACCGATGTTGACGTCCTGCAGCAGCGGGTGGGTTGTCGGGTTCGACGTGGCGGCACGGCTGGTGCCGTTCCAGCCGATCATGATCCGGTTGAGTGCCTGAGCCTTGATGATCGCGTCACGGATGCGTGCCTGGAAATCCTTGAATTTTGCCCACTGATCCAGCTTCTGATAACGCAGCCCCGTGTCGAAGTTCGTTTGCGTGCAGGTGTACCCGCGATTGTCCAGGCTGCTCGGGTCACGGGGTTCGCGATCCTTCACGGTGGTGTCGGTGGTGCTGGCAATAGTGCCGTCGATACCGATGCCGATCTTCTCGCCGGACTGCTCGGACACGCCGTAGATGTTGATCGAGCTGAGGAACGTGCTGGATTCTTGAATGCGGGTTTCCAGCGTCTGGGCAACGGTCGGCGCGGCGGTGAATTTGGTGGTGACATCGCTCACGCCGTGCAGTTGAGCGAGCTGCTGCAGGTAGGCGTTGAACAGAACGCGTGTGTCGTTACGCATGGTGGTCGTCCTTGGTTATTCGGGGCTGTGGCGGGGGCTGACTATCAGCAGTCAGTCACTACCGAGTTATCGCCGCCGGTTACCGGAGGGCGCGTTTTTTGATTGGGGTCTTGGGAGGTGGAGAGCTGGGTCTTCAGTTCAGTGAAGTCTTTGCTCAGTTGATCCAATCGAGTTTGCAGGCCTGTAGAAAACTTCTTTTCGGCAGCCATTTGCGCGGGCAGATCCTTGACGTGCTCGGCGACGGTTTCGACGGCTTGGCTGATTTGAGCGAACTCGCTCTCATCCTTGTTTTGCTTGCCGCTGAGCAGGTTTCTCACGGTGCTGAGCAGGTGAGCGCCGATGCTCGGTTTATCTTCGACTTCTTCGAATGTCAGCTCGGTTTCCAGCGCCTCGGTGAACATCGAGGTTGCGGAGTAGTGGCGATCCTTGAACGGGCTGACGTCCGGTTTCTGGGCCGAGAACGACAACACGTCGGTGCCGAGACTGGCGGGTGAATCGGTCACTCCGAGCCCCACGATATAAGCCTCACCGGTATCGGCGAAGCTGTCGTCGATTTCGATGGAGGTGTAGATCTTCTGTTTGGCTTTGTTCATGGCGATCAGGTCGGCCGTTGGTTCGACCTGGGCGAACAGGGCCAGTTTTTTTTGGCCGTTGATGTCCACTTCTTCGGTTTTCACGGCCAATACGTCGCCGTAGGCCTTGAATGGGCTGTCGGGTAGCAGACTGCGGAAATGCTCAAGCCAGATGCGTGCGCCGTAGGTGGACGGATTGAAGTTTTTCGCAGCCTGTTCCAGCCAGTTGCGTTTGATGGTGCGCTTGTCTGAGGTCGCTCCCTCGACGGCGACGCGGAACCAATTGCTGCGGAATTTCTTCATGGCGGGAAACCTCTTTGCTTGGGCGCTGAATACCTGCGATGAGGGGCATGGTCGTGACGCGCGCGAGTTGCGGCAATGAGGCGGGACTGTGGCGAAGGGCGGTACAAAAGGCGGCGCTATTGAGGCGCCGGCATGGGCGGCAGCATCGCGGCCATGACTACGACCGCACTGTTGCCCATCGATCCACGCCGCCAATCCAAGTTTTTGTATTGGATGGGATGGCGCGTCTGCGAGATTGCCGAGGCCACAGGCGAAAAGGAAAAAACGCTACACAGCTGGAAGGCTCGCGATGAGTGGGACCGGGCCGACAACGTCGAGCGAATCGGCGGGGCGCTGGAAGCGCGGTTGGTGCAGTTGATCCTCAAGGAGGGGAAAAGCGGCGGCGACTTCAAGGAGATCGATCTGCTGCACAGGCAGCTTGAGCGACAAGCACGCATTCAGCGCTTTCAGGGTGGCGGTACCGAAACTGACCTCAACCCGAATCTGGCGAAACGCAACGCCGGGCCGAAGAAAAAGGCCGTCAAAAACGAGATTGACGAAGACCAGATCGAGCTGCTGCGCGAAGCGTTCATCGATGGCTGTTTTGACTATCAGAAAGACTGGTACCGCGCCGGCAATCAGCGCACCCGCCTCATCCTCAAGAGCCGGCAGATCGGTGCGACGTACTACTTCGCCCGCGAGGCGTTCATCGATGCGCTGGACACCAGGCGCAACCAGATCTTTCTGTCGGCTTCGAAGAACCAGGCATACCTGTTCCGGGGCTACATTCAGGCGTTCTGCCGTGAGGTGATCGGCGTCGAGCTGACTGGCGATCCCATCGTTCTGCCCAACGGCGCCGAGCTGTTTTTCCTCGGCACCAACGCCCGCACTGCCCAGGGCTACCACGGCAATTTCTACTTCGACGAGTTCTTCTGGACGTTCAAGTTCGAGGAACTGAACAAGGTCGCCTCGGGCATGGCGATGCACAAGAAGTGGCGCAAGACCTACTTCTCCACGCCGTCGAGCATGGCTCATGAGGCGTACACGTTCTGGACGGGCGAGCGCTTCAACAAGGGCAAGCCGGCCGCGCAGCAAACGAAGGTGGACGTTTCCCACGGCGCGCTCCAGCAGGGGCGGTTTTGCGAGGATCGGCTGTGGCGGCAGATCGTCACGATTCTGGATGCGGAGCGGGGCGGTTGTGACCTGTTCGATATCGAGGAACTGCGCCGCGAATACAGCCCCGAGGCGTTCGCCAACCTGCTGATGTGCGAGTTCGTCGACGACGGCGCGAGCATCTTTCCGCTGACCCTGTTGCAGTCGTGCATGGTGGACAGCTGGGTCGAGTGGGCCGAGGACTACAAACCCTTCGCCATGCGCCCGTTCGGCGATCGTCAGGTCTGGATTGGTTACGACCCGGCCGAGACGGGTGACTGTTCCGGCATGGTGGTGGTCGCGCCACCGCTGGTACCGGGCGGCAAGTTCCGCATCCTCGAACGCCACCAGTTCCGTGGCATGGACTTCGCCGCGCAGGCTGCATTCATCAAGAGCGTCTGCGACCGCTACTGGGTGACGTACATCGGCATCGATGTCACCGGTCTGGGCAGCGGCGTGGCCCAGCTGGTGCGCCAATTCTTCCCGGCGGTGACCACCTTCAGTTATTCGCCCGAAGTCAAAACCCGCCTGGTACTCAAGGCCTATGACGTGATCCACAAAGGCCGGCTCGAATTCGATGCCGGCTGGACCGACATGGCCCAGTCGCTGATGGCCATCCGTAAAACCGTCACCGCCGGCGGACGCCAGTACACCTACACCGCCGGCCGCAACGACAACACCGGCCACGCCGACCTGGCTTGGGCACTCTTTCACGCATTGCACCACGAACCGCTTGAGGGGCAGACCACTGCCAACACCGGGCGCATGGAGATTTACTGATGACCGAACACCTCGCCAACCAAACGTTGCCCGCGACGACACCCGCCACTGGCGCGGGAACTCAGGTGTTTTCCTTCGGTGAGCCGACGCCGGTGCTGGGGGGGCGGGAGGTTTTCGATTATCTGGAGTGCTGGTTCAACGGGCGGTGGTATGAGCCGCCGCTGTCGCTGGATGGGCTGGCCCGGTCGGTGGGGGCGAGTGTGCACTTGCATTCCGGGTTGATGTTCAAGCGCAATTTGTTGAGCAAGACTTTTATCCCGCATCCGCTGCTGTCGCGGGCTTCGTTTGAGCAGTTCGCGCTGGACTTCCTATGCCTGGGCAATGGGTACCTTGAGGGGCGTCGTTCGCGGTTGGGCGGGGTGCGCAAGCTGGAGACGCCGTTGGCCAAGTACATGCGCGCTGGGCCGGATGGGCAGTTTTACCAGATGCGGGGGTGGAAGGATGAACACGCCTTTGAACCGGACAGTATTTTTCACCTGCGCGAGGCGGACCTGCATCAGGAGATTTATGGGTTGCCGGAGTGGATCAGTGCGTTGCAGTCGGCACTTCTCAACGAGTCGGCAACGCTGTTCCGGCGCAAGTATTACGAGAACGGGAGCCATGCGGGGTTTATCTTGTATATGACGGATGCGGCGCAGACTGAGGCGGATATTGATGCGTTGCGCAAGGCACTGAAAGAGTCGAAGGGGCCAGGTAATTTCAGGAATTTGTTCGTCTACTCGCCGACCGGTAAGAAGGACGGGATTCAGCTGATCCCGGTGAGCGAGGTCGCTGCGAAAGATGAGTTCAACTCGATCAAGAATCAGACTCGGGATGACGTGCTGGCGAGTCTGCGGATTCCGCCGCAGTTGATGGGCCTTGTTCCGCAGAACGCGGGTGGGTTTGGGTCGATTCGGGAGGCGGCGCAGATCTATGCGGCCAATGAACTGGAGCCTATACAGACGCGAATGACTCAGCTGAACGACTGGCTGGGTGAAGAAATTATGAGATTCAAGCACTACGAAGTAGGTGGGGAGGCGTAAAAATCCCCGCGTAGCAAACGAGGCGTCGGGCTGGTGGTGTAACACCAACCCGATATCGAACTATTACGACTGTGAACTAATTAACGTGTACTGAACGATGGTATACAGCTGTCATTTGGCATCGTGGAAAATATCCTGAGCTTTTCCGGTCGCTACGTAGTCGGCGAGACCTTGAAGTCGTCGATAATATGCGAGGACGATTTTGATAGCCGATAGCGGATCTTCGCTGGCGAGATCAAGAATATGTGAAGTGCTGTCGTCTAGCCCAAATGCCTTACAAGTATCGTCCAATAATTCGACAAGTTCAGTGATATCTTGATCTGAAAGCGCAATGTCAGTGTCTGATTTACTAAGCCAGCCAAGGTTCTGAAGATAACTGTATGCTTTTTTGTAGGCTTCGCGAGCAGGGCTTCCATCATCGTTGATGCCGTTCACAAGTTCTCGAATCGAATCGGCAACATCACCATTCATGTAGAATTTTATTTCACCAGGAGATGCGTAGTCAATTTTCCGGATCGCAGCTCTATCTTCATTTGGTATGTTTCTATAAAGCTCTTTGAAAAAGTTTACGGAGCTAAATCCGCCTCTCCAAGGATGCTTGTGAAATACAGCGTTAATTTTGTTGGTAGCCGCTTGGCCTGTGGCGCCAAGAAGCGCAAATCCGAGAGAGTAGCAATCCTGTACTAAGTCAGAGAATCGCCTTAAATCGCTAATTTCCCACTGGCCATCTATGTCTACTACTTTGAAATCACTGTTTAAGCTTTCTTCTGCGTGTCCTGGGATAAACATACCTGGTTCAGGTAGAGCATCGGATGGGAGTACAGCTGAGCGTTTGGTTTCGAATTCTTCGCCAACACTTCCCCACACCTCTCCAAGCTCATATTTTCCCTTGTGGAGTTTGGTTACGGCATAATGCACATCAATTTTCTCGGCATATAACTGCTTGAGGTGCTCAGTTTTTATTCTGGAAAAATAAAACTTAAATGCTGTTTTACCATCATCATAGTTAATTCCTAAATACTTGTCTCCGTTTTTTGCCTTCGCGAGCGCAATCAATGGAATATCATAGCTAAGCAATATTTTTTCTATCGTTAGCTTAGCCATTAAGAGCCTCCACCTTCCCAGCAATAGCCGTCGGATCGACCGAGCTATATGGCCACCAATTTACATGCGTGGGCTGGTCTTTATGCCATATACCGTAGGTTTTACTGAACGGCACCTCAACGGCATGAGTAAACTTCATTTTCACCATTCTCGGACTTTTCGCCGCGGCCCGACAGGCGGCCAGCGAAGTCATTAGAGATACAGATCTAGCTGAACACTCATCTGGATAATTATGTGTTGAAGAGCGTTTTCGCTGAGAGTCGAAATCGCTAGCGCTATGGCTGCCAGATCTCAAGAGCCTCCAAAGCGTGGGTTCGCTCGGCGCAGTTACCTTCGCTGGTGGGCAGCTATCAGGGAGGGGCTCGAGGAAGTCAAATCCATTTGTTGACATAAAGCGGTGTCCGATAGTGGCGTTGTGCTTGGCGCGCATTCTCAGCGACGATATAGAAAGCGTCAAAGTATTAATTTTGACGCATCAATATCTCCTTGATGTGCAACAATTTTTAACCTCAAGGCGCTGTCCAAATGCGAGCTCTGCGCTTTGACCGCTGCCTACATCGACTGCGGACATTATTCGCCATTCACTCTCGCGATTGATTTTGGTCCGATCGTTGTGCTCCTCCTCAACTCATGCATCAGCACTACAAGCGACGTGCCAAGCTCGTCGATTATCGCTTGGCGCGCGCTGTCGTCCCCCCACCTCGCCCGCGGTACAAATAGGTCTTTTTTTCCGCAATTCTGCGAAGGCTGAAGACAGTCACGGTGGGGCGTTGTCATGATAATTGTGTGGGGGGAGAAAGCCTGCGAATCCCTGCAAAGGACACGCCGGATTAGTCGTAGGGATTAGCGGCTGATCTACTACTTCGCTGAACAGTCAATTACCTATGAACGGGCTCAGCGTTAGATCTACTTAACAGTGTATCCCGAGGTGACAGTCTGGATAGAAATACTCAAGTGAAGGTTGGGGAGCGGCAGCTAAACTACAACGCATGTAGGCACTTCGGTTCGGATTGTCGACGTCATCAAGACACGTCGCCTTCGAGCCGAAGTGCATTGGCGGAGCACTATTAGGCCTTACGGTTAACCTCCTGCATGTACTCGGTCCAGTCAGCATATGGCGTAACGTATAGGTGATGGCTGTCCAGCCCGGAAGCCGGTGGCCAGGTTACGTGTTTACTGATCACAAAAATCTCGCGGTCAGGATTGAAGTAGTAGCCTGTTACGACGTTCCGACCATAAATGCCTGGAGTCGGCGCTCCCGTCATCGTTTCGGGATGGGAGTGCTTTTTCGTCCAGATCACCTCATTTTCGATCCAGCGTTTTATCTCCATAAATTTTTCATTCATTTCATCTGGCTTGGAAAACCAGCTGTTGAACAGCTCGGACGCGTTTTCTTGGACGCTTTCCTCGAGCGGGATACCGCCCAATGTGAGGCTGCTCAGGTACTGGGTGACGGCTTTGGTAATGATAGAGTTGCGCGGTTCTCCCGTGCGAAGCGCCCAAAGATCCAGTTGGTCTCTGACAGTGTCATTCAGTCGTACGGATAACATATCTATTCTCGACTATGTTGTGTTGAAGGTCGCATACGTTGTATGCGTTTGTGCGCATACTATGTATTGCATGGCTTCTCGTCAATCCTTTTTGACTCGAATGAACCTATAGCTCAGGGGCGATTGGGGATGTTGTAGGAGTTGGTCGGCTTCAATTGCGCCTCTTCAAAATGAGCCTTTCGCTCACCATTTGATGTTGATTTTTAGGAGCGTGGTCGGAAAAAAGTAATGCGATAATTCGGATATCAGTAGACAGCTGAAAGCCCCGTATTCATTGGCTTTACTGGATTACTTCAGAAAGTAATTTTGAGTAATGAAAAAGGTAATGTTGACGTAAGTGGCTGATTTATAAGGGGTTAATATATGGAAAAATTACTCCCTTAAAAGGTAACTACCTAACCTCCACATTACTTAAAAATTACCTTGTGCAGACCCCTTGCAGGCCAGTTAAACCAAGGCTCTCAGGCCGATCAGTTGAATATGTTACCGAAATTACCTTTTTCCGGTGCCGTTCCCGAAAATACCGATAACCCTCATGGTTCTTTGCGTGCTCAACTGCCGGGCAAATTCATGGGACTGCCATGGGAACGCTTGCGCGCTAACTATCGCCCTGAAACCCTCATAAACCGGGGGCCGACTTCGCGAAAATCGCAATCGGGCGGTTTCGAATCTCTCCTTCACCGCCACATTCAGTACACAAAACCCCTGATTTCGAAAGAAATCAGGGGTTTTGTGGTTTCTGGTGTCTGGATTTTAATCCGCTCCGCAAGTGATCCGTGCAGGTGCTCAGCCTGATTCGCCATAGCACATTACAATCGCCGTTTTATCAGTAGAAAAAAGGATTGCTTCCATGATCATCTCCACCACCCACGCCATTGAAGGCCGACAGATCACCGCGTACCTGGACATTGTCAGCGCGGAGTCGGTGCAGGGCGTCAACGTGATCCGTGACATGTTTGCCGGCATGCGCGATTTTTTTGGTGGGCGCTCGCAGA